TGGGGAATGACCAGAGCGCGTGCAGACTATACAAAGACTGAAAATGATGAACCAAGATAGCATTCCTAAAGAATTACACCCAATCTTCGCATTCGTCATCTTCGTCAAATCCACTATCTGATCTGGATCTGGTCACAAATGTTGATGCAGAAACCTCACGAGAGATATCATTGTCAGCCAACAAACTTTGGTGCAGATAGTCTTCTAACCATAGTCTGTCAACTGGATTTAAAGCCTTTACAGAATTAAACAACTTGCAAATGGCGCTTTCTTCTCCATCTACAAAATTTAGGTGACTCATGGACACAGGGAGTGTCAGCTCATAACCGAATCTGATGTCCTTAGGTAGCCTCCGAGAGTACCTGTCAACTTCTCGTTTAGTCATCTTGTGTATGCCGACGGTGGCAAGTGACAACAACACTCCTTCAGGCTGACGAATACTGGACTGTGTGGACATTGGCGCAGAGTAGATCTCTTCATTCTTTTCGTCCTCATCAACTTCTGAAACCTTCTCAGAACCGTTTGATGATTTCTGTTTTGAATCCTCACTTTCTGATTCTGACTGTGAAGCTATGTCATCACTATCAAATAAGGAGTCAAGCAAAGATCCTAAATCGCAGCCGGCATCCACATCATCATCAACTTCATCCCCATGATCGGATTCTGGATCCATAGCTTTAGGCTCTCTGAAGAATTCCACAAATGTCTGTGGCATCATTGAAGCGGAAACATCCCTAAGAGTCTGTATCAAGTTCCCGTCATAATGCAATGGTTCTCTAGTCATAAGGCGAATGGTTTTGAGATCAGAAACATTCTTGGTCAGAACCTGCAAGATGCTTCCTGCTTTTGTGGTCACAGCTAAAAGCCCAGCTACTGCAGATATCCTAACAGGTATGTATTGATGCTCATGAACATTAAGCTCATAATAGTCGTCTGTCCTATCACTCTGTTTGGCTGTGACTGGTGATGATGTGCCCCAACAATAGTGTGTCCACACTCCGTCTGATGTGCATATTCTGACTTCTCGTCCGGCCAATCCTTCGTCACTGATGATGTTGAGAGTGCTCACACTAGTCTTGTTGGAAGTCTTATGTCTATCTTCTTGGAAACCCACTGAAAGGTTCTTAGGCCGTACCACTAGCTTGTCAGACCATCCACCTTTGTAAAGAGAGTCAATGATCAAAGCTTCAAGTGTGTCTGAATTACTATAATGAGATGAATCACCCAGCAGCATGTTCAAGAACTCTGTTATGTCAATCTTTCCAACTCTACCAGTTCTCAACAATGCAGGCAGTGCGTGAGACAGTATGGAAACAGTAAGATTGCCCTTGCTTGGAGTCAAGTCGTGCAAAACGTCCAGTAGAGCATTCAATGTTCTGTCAGCTGGCAATTTCGGCAACACACCGCCTTCATACTTCAGTGAGGCTCTAGCACCGCCTATGTAATTTGACACCAGTAGCAATTCTGAAAAAGACTTTGTGGAAGTGTCTTTCTCTCTCAAACACATTCTGAACACTTGTTTTCTGGTAGACACTTTGCGAAGGTAAGTGGTGTAAGACATTTTAGACTCCAAAAACTCCCAAGGATGAATGTCGATGTCTCCGCCAAATGATTTTGGAAGATTTGTTGACTCAAATTCTCTGAGCCTGTCACTAGCATAGGAGCCTGTGGTGAATGACACTCTTAGAACCTTGTTGTGCCCTAGTCGAGGAACCAAAGTTATGGCTTCGATAGAAACATTTTCCATCACCATTTTGTATTCAGAGTAATTTTTCTGAACAAGATTGTAATCGATCCCAGAATCATACGATGGATAGTTCAGCTCGTCCCAGTTGGTAAACTTTAATGCAAGCTTGTGCAAGTCAGCTCGAGAAACCTTATCCTTGCCTGATAGAGTGCTCAATAAACCCGAAGAAATCCTATATACCTCTGCATCCCTAGGAGTCTGAGTCACAGCCAGCTTTGAGAAAGAGCCGTCCATGGAGGAGTGATCTTTTTCCCTTTGAGCACATGCCATCAGAGTGAGCAAAAGTTGTGGAGTTTTAGGGTTGAGATAAGCTGTGGCAAATAGCTCCTTGTTTAGATTCATGAGAAATTCTCGAATTCTCCGTTTAGACTGGCTGGTCTTGGAACACAAATGCACCACACCTGATCTGGATAGTGATGGCATGTTCCTTTGATCAACACTGAGGTTGGCAGTGAACGGTGAGCAATCATTCATGCAGTTGAAACTTCTTCGAATGTCGGAAAAACCACCATAGTTCTCAACTATACCCAGATAATGGTGGCCCACAGCATTGAGAAGAGGATCAAGAGCAGGAAGTCCTCCAAGTTCAAGTGGCACTTTATATATCATCTTTCCAAGGCTCTTCCAAAGAGTTCTACTCTGATTTTGTATCATCGCCAGATGAGTGTTGAGTAATGTCAACCAACAAGCTCCCAGAACACTTCCATCTTGTCTTAGATACTCCCCTGACTGAGTTATAACCCTCATGCAAACATCGTAGCTATCAGGACTGTGACTGTAGTCGATGTATGAAAGCCTCGATTTGACATCTGGCTTCATCTCTCCCATCTTTGTGAAAAACACCGAGTTGAATTCCAAATAAGAGTCTGACAATGTGGACTTCTGTTTGTTTCGTTTGATTCCCATTTGACTCATGAGCCAGCTATGCATAGACAAGTTGCTTTTCATCATGTCATAGACTCCTGTTGTTTCTTTTTTCCATGTTATGATGCGAGCATAATCGTCACTGGTGCAGAATGTTTGAGAATTCATACCGTCCAAAGCTCTGACCTTCGAAACAACATAATCAGATAGGTTGTGTGAATCAGACCCCATGAGACTTGAAGTGCACCCAAGAATGCCCTGATGCATACTCTCCTCAAGAAAGATGATTTGCTTCTCATATGACCCCACTTCTTTGTTCATATTCCTAAGGAGAGAGCAAGCCTTGTCCACCGCTGTGTTTCGATCCAGAGAGTTTTCTTTCGAATGCCAGTACAACGAATCAGGTATTTTAAAAACCTTAGTTGTGAACAGCGACAGGCAATTTCTCAATATGGGCCTCACCTTAGGATCCACTCTGGCAGCCAGAGTCTGATAGAAAAAGTAAGGTTGCATGCTAGGACCCCACGTGCTACAATCTGCGCTGTCAAAGAAGATATGATGACTCTTCTTCATGGTGGCTTCAACTCGTCTCTTTGCTTGTAGGACAATGTCTTCTTTGTCAGGGTTCTCAATCAGATTGGTCTTATCACCTCTGCCAAAATTCCGATCACGAATGTGACGAGACAAATCTTCAACATATTTACACATCAGCCGAGAGTAGGGGTTCAAAACTGCAATCTCACGAGCGCCAAGTTGATCTTTATGAACCATCTTTGAGACACATGCGGCATGATTGTGAGTTGCCCAGGAAAGAGGACCAGACATGTGATCCGGCAAATTCAACAGCTTCGGCAGATCAACTGTGTCTACATCTGGAAGTTCGTCCACTTGGAAATTTTCATCGTGAGCTTGTGCCAGAGGAGGTTTCCTTCCATTCACATATTTGGTAAGCATGTTCATTTGAGTGAGATAACATTTCGAATTCTGAGTTATCACTTCTGGTTTTCTTTCTCCAGTTTTTTGCTTCTTTCCGATAGTCTTTCTTGAGACAACCACACCTGTTTTTTCAGAGTCCTTCACACTGCCTCTGCTGTTCATCACCTTTGACAAAAGAAGAGTTCTGTGAACATCACGAGTGTTGTAAGAACGATTGATCGTATCAGTGAGTGTTTCATCATCAGGTCCCTTCAACTTGATCAGACTGCTTATTATAGCAAGGTAATTTGTTCTAGGGCACGGAGAAAAGGCTTGAGCAGAACTACGGAGGTAATCATACTCACTCATGTCTTGGAACAACTCCTCGGTAGTCCACTTTCTTCCTTTCAACCAAAATCTGCCTTCGTGACTAAAGTTCGATCGCTTGATTGACAGATAAGCTTCCCTAGCCTCAAGTTGCTTTATCACGACCAAACTCTCACTCATGACTTTTTTGTATCTCTGAATTGTTAGCGCTCTGCTATTGTAGAAAGAATTGAATGTGTGTTGCTGAGAATGATATGACTCTGATTCGTCCGGCATGGCAATGTCCCATCCTTCTCCTCTTACAGTCATGTTCAAGACTCCCTGCTCCATAAGTCTGGTCTTCCCTTTCACCACGAGTTCATCACTGCATCGCAAAGCTTTGTACACCGACAGCAGATCGCTCATCTTGAACATTCGCATCACATACAGTTTCTCCAGAGACGTTCTCGGCTTGTACCATGAAATCTTGTCAAATAGTGTTGCAACTCCATGAGTATGACCAATGCCATTGACAAACAGGTACCGGGTTTGGTCAGCAACTTGCGAGAAAGTGTTTCGGTTGAGAAAAGTGAGACTAAGTGGCATGACCATGTCCTTCATAATTTGATGTCTCTTTTCAGGGTAACTAGTCAGACATTGTTCGTATTGAAGTGTTGACCACGAAACAGCTTTGTGTGCACAAACCACATTCCAATCAAGCATCGGAGGAGACATTGAGAGATATGACGTGCAGGAATTCCAGCATGGTTTACTGAAGTGATCATGATTTTGCCTTAAATCACCGAGAATCATGTATGACACGTCCTTGATGCTGCCGAATGTCAGTGGGCCAACATTGAAAATGACCACAGCTTTCCGATCAGACACATTTTGGATGCCAAAAACAATTGATGTCTGACTCAACGACCCAGCTGACTTCTTCAGACGTTGACGCAATCTGGGACCCGTAGTCATGGCTCGTGCAATCTCTTGTTGAATACATAGTTTGCTGAAAATCTTTGATCTAGCAAGCGGTTCAAAGCAATCCCTCATGATGCGCCTTGTGTCTTCAGCCACCTCTGAATCAATCAAAACATCGTCAATCAATAACTTCACGTCATCTGACATCTGTGATCCGCTCCCAACTGATAGAGAGTCTTCGACATGCTCAAGATACATGGATTCCAAATCTTCCATGTTCAATGTCTTTCGAGTGCTGGGACACAAATCTCTATGATTGTCTATAATCCACTTGACGTTTTTGCCTGACATCTTGAACATGTTTAGCTTCTCGCCCTTCACCTCAATCCTGCTCAAGGTAACACCTCTGTAAGTCTCGCTAAGCTGATGTTGAAAAGGATAGAGCGTCAAGTCAACTCTGTCACAATCAGAAAGTTGTGAAATTCCCCAAGACATAGGGTCAGGATGATGACCGATCGATTTTTTGAGACGATCAAAGGGGCTAGAGTCAGTGAGTCCTCTGGGAATGTCAGGGATCGGGACATGCCAACGTGTTTCCAGTTCATCCAGACGATCGAAATGGTCAAGGGAAAAGTACAGAGAAGCCAAGTTCTTTTTATTTCTGCTCAGATGAAGACTCTTGCTCATGTCCGACCGAAACTTCAAATAGCTGCGAGCTGACTCAGGATTGTTGACTCTGATACTGGGCTTGGCTTGATGATAACTCTCTTCACTAGAATACACACCAGCTGACTTCACCTGATCTGAGTGAAATTCTGTTTCTACTTTCTTCACAGTTTTGCAATACCTGTCGAGCAACAAGTTGGCATCATTCCAGGGCAAACTTCTGAAAGAATCGACGGTCTCATCCACAAACTCGAAATCTTTTTCTCTCGGACTTTCTCGGTGCAGATTGAACTTGATACTCTTGAGATTGTACGCAGCTCTGGGTAGTCCCACAGAAACAACAGCAACCTTGCTTGCGTCCACCAAAAGGTCGAGTTTTTCGTATTTCTTTTTCTTCAAGTGCCGCGGATGAATGAAACTCTCTCCGGACTTCAGGCCAACCTTGTGAGTGATATCTATGGCTATAGCCTCTCCATCAAAGCAAAAGAGGTCTACATCAGGAAGGATCTGAATTCCCTTGCTATCACAACTCTCAATCAGCCAAATGTCATGGTTATCATCCATCAGTTCAAGTGCATAGATGACTGTCATCAAAGTGTGTCGTAGAGTCTCAATTGTGCCAGGGAAAGAAGACAGCTCTAATTTTCTGGAAAAGGAGCTCAAATTCACTGAAAAGTCGATGACGTCATTGGTATCAATTTCATGTTGAGTCAGCAAGGCCATCAACTTTTCCTTCAGTGAACAAAGCTCATCTCTCTCAAACTTGTTCTTACCTAAAAAATTGCCAATGACAAAGTTTTCTGAAGCCATCTCTCTTACCTCAGCCACAACATTTTCCTCATACCGTGAGCCACCTATGTCTCCTTCAGTTGTCGTGTTCATTTCTTGTGTGTCGTCGTTTTTTTGTTAAACTCAGTTTATCTCCTATCTTAGTCTGCGGTGCGCTCAGTCC